TCAAGCGTCGAAATACGGCTGTTGGCCCCGTCTATAGGCCACAATTCCTTTCGGAAGCGCTCCTTCCTCCACCGGTGCATTCAGGAGAAACTGCGAGCGGATACGGCAGCAATCCAGGAAATCAGCCGACACCTCGGCTTCCACCGCATCCAGCGCTTCCTCATCCTGCCGACTGGGCAGCCGCTGAAGGAGATGGTGCAACGTCACCATGCGGCCGGGCATATCGAGCGCAGCAATCACCATGGCCAAGCTGGCGGGTGTTTGCCCCAGCAGCGCACGCCGGATGGACCAGGCAAGGTCGGCCTGCCATTCGAACCACGCTTCGAGCCGCCAGGGTGGCGCGGCCCATTCTGCCGGACGGGCGAGAATGAAGCGCCGCCCTTCCGGGGTCTCGTGAATCAATCCACGTGTGGTGGGCGCTTGCCTTCCGCCCCGGAAGCGGAACACCCCGAGGGGATGAAGCGTCGTATCAAACCGTTCCGGGGCGCGACGGGCACCTCGGGAGATGCAAGGCGAGACCTGAGCCATTGAGCGGCACGCTCCACTGTGCAGGTGCAACATGACATAGGCTCGCTTTCCAGCAGGTAAACGCAGATGGCGGCAATTTTAGAAAGGAAGAGCACCGTGAGGACCTGAACGCCGGCCTGCGTCAGCACGGTGCTGCCTTCAAAGCGCGCCGGAAGGCGCCGAGCCCTTCGCCCTAGAGACCCCGCCAGCCCGGTCCGCGTGGAGCCGGCGGCGCACCTGGCAAGCGAACTGGCTCCGCCAGCAGGCATCCGGACACGGCATCCAGCGCATCATCCCGAAGTCCGGGCGTATCGGGCTTCCACTCGGACATTTCCGTTGGAAACGGGGTGCGAAACACACGCTCATGCGCATGCAGCTTGCGCGCCGCCAGCACGGGGTCCAGTGCCGAAAGAATACGGTCCTGCTTGGCACGGCGGCTGTGCTGTTCCACCACCGCGCAGGCGGCACCAGCGCGCGCCATCTCACGCTTCAGCAAGGCGGGAAGAAACCGCCCGATTCCGTTGGTTTCCACACGCAGGACCGGCAGGAGAAGTTCCCGGGCAATCCGCGCCACCTGCCTGCATTGCTGCGTGGCAGGGTCATCCGGAGCGCCGGGGTCGTGTGTGAGATAGGTCAGCCGATGGAGATAATGGTTGCCCTCCCCATCCGCATAGGTGGCCGCGAGCACCGATCCATCCCCGCTGCCGGGGCGGCCATAAGCAGGGTCCCAGAAGCCTCCACCGGAGACCATGCGGCGGCCGAGCAAGGACAATACCGGCCGCCCATTCGCCTCGCGATAATCCGTTTCCTCCGGATAGCGGATGATCAGAGAAGGGTCGAGCCGCGCTGCCGCGCCCGCCACCGGCCGCAACAACATCTGCCGCCCGAAATGGATCGGCCCGACGCGCTCGCGCATCTGCGCGATCATCGTCGCCGAAAATCGCTCGGGCCAGGCACTGTGGCCGCGGCCATCCAGCAGAGGAATCCGCAACCGCTTGTAACCCGCCAGGAAGGCCTCGCCCTCATCCGGATGCAGGTAGAGGCTTTCCGCGCAATGTGGCGTGCCCACATACAGGATGGTTCCGCCGGGCGTCAGAATGAACTCCGTCTCGGCCAATCTTTCGCGAAGTTCCTCCCGTTTTCCGGGAGAATCACAATTTCCCGCCACCTCCACATCGTCGCAGATAATCAGCTCGGCGCGGGTGCCGGTGATATTGCCACCCAATCCAGCAGCCAGCATGGAAGGGTCGCGCAACGCGCCCTGCCGCCGCACCGTGAAGCGATCCACCGCCCAGGCCTCCGCATGCTGCGGAATCAGATGCGTGCAGAGCGGATGCCGTTCGACGATGCGCCTCACCGTCGCCACCATCTTCGTGGCGAGCTGATGATCGGCTGCAACCACGAGAATGCGGGTCTCGGGCCAGCGCGACAGTACCCACGCACAATAGAGCCCTACCAGCGTAGATTTGCCACAGCCCCGGAAAGCCATGAGCAGAAGCCGCTCATCTCCCTCCGCCCGCCTCGTATCCAGCCAGCGCAGAATCCTGCGGTGAACCGGCGGCGTACCCTGACGAAGCTGCGTGTTCCAGACCCAGACAAACTCCAGAAGATCAGCCGGAGGCTCCGTCATCCTCCTCCTCCTCCGCTTCGCCGGCCAGAGCCCCCCGGGCCTGGGCCAGAAGCGCATTGGCATGCGCCACGCCTGCCACTTCCTCCCCTATGCCTGCGGCACGTGTAAGCTTCAGAACATGTTCGAGATGCGCCAGCGCCGATTTGGCGGCGGCGTGGTGCGCAGCGAAGGCCTTGGCGTCATCATGAGTGCCCGGAGCAGGACCGCGCGCTATGAAGGCACCATAATCCTCCGCCACGCGCATCGCCGCCGCCTCCAGCTCGGCCACAAGAGCCGATGGGATGCCCTTCATGTTCAGATCCTCGGCTTGGTTGCACGAACGTAGAGCGTGCCGGCATCAACAGTAACGCCGCTGCCGCTGACGTTCTGGGCCGTCACCCGCACCTGGTCGGCACTTACCGTGCCGCCCACACTGGCATGAAACACGACTCCTCCATTCTGAAATCCCGAGGCCTTGACGAAGGACGCCTGCACGAAGTCGCCCTGTCTTACACCGGGGAAGGCGACATCGTGTGTGGCCGTAGCTCCCGCGGCCAGGGCCGGAACCGTCCATCCGGTATCGGTGACCGTATATTCACGCACACCCCATTTCCGGCTTCCTCCGTAGATCAGCGCGGGGGCGTAGAGAGGCGCGCAGTAAAGGCGCAACGCTTTCAGAATGGCGCTGGCCGTGCCGCCGCGCGCACCTATGGCGGCGTAGCGCGTGTTGGCATGCAAGGTAACGCGTTGCAGCCGGTTGATCGCGAGTCCTCCCACCAGGCTGTCCAGGTCAGCATTGCCTTCCCAGAAGAAGGACGGACTGCCAGCCCAGGCAGCATTCATGTTCGAGAACAGGACAGGGCTTGATTGATCGAGAACGTTCTCCCCGGCGTCGAACTGCATGACCACAGGCCGGAGCTCGCTGCCTTCCGCCGCGATAAAGAACTCCTTGCACTCGCTCGCATCGACGACAAAGGCCAAGGCACGGCTGGTGGGCAGGCCTACGCTATCCGCATTCAGCGTCAGCAGTGAAAGGCCGGCAAAAGCGAATCCGGACAAGGTTGTCGGCGGGCCGGAAGGATTTCCGGACAGTACCGCCATCTGCTCGAAGCCCACGCCATTGGTCGTATCGATGGTCTGGCGAAAAGCACGCTGCCGCACATTCTCCGCCGCCGCTATCAGACGAGGCGCACCCTGCGCCGCCGCAGCCTGATGAAGCGGGACCACGGTGCCGCCCGCGCGCGTAGCCGCCCCGGTATATTCGATACCAGCACCGGTAAAGGCATAGGTTCCGACATAAGAGACTTCGTAAATGCAGTCATTCGCGCCACCGGCATGCCGGGCGACGAACGGGCTGCACTGCTCCATCCGAATGCCACGCGCGATGATCCCGCGCTCATCCCCCGCCTCCAGCAGAAACGGAATCGCCGCCACAGCACCGGGTGTACCTTGCCGCTGCAACTCGAAAGCCGGCCCGATGAAGAAATGCGCATTATGCCGTGGATAGGCACCCGGCACGCAGGAGAAGCGCACTCCGAAGCGATCGAGCGTGGGGTGCGTGCCGGAGGCGTTGGCGAAATGGCCGCCAACATAGCGAATGCTGTTATTCCAGGCTGCCGCTGTAACCGTCCGGATATCAAGGCCGATACGATTGTTCACGATACGGCCGAGATGCAGCACGCTGTCCTCGAAACCACGTTCCACGCCTTCGGTCCGCAAACCGATCGTAAACCCTTCAACCTGGCGAATCTCGACGACCGAGGCATCCAGGTTACGGAGCAGGATGCCGATGTCATTCTCATCCAGCCAGCTGGAGATCGTCTCGCGTACCACACGCAGCCCCTGATAGAGCTTGCTGGCATTACGCTCCGCCGCACCATCGCCGAGCGTCAGCGCCGGCACGCCACCCGCACCGGCATAGACAATGCTGCCCCGCATGGTGAGCCCTGCTGCTCCCCCTGCCAGCAGAAGCGGCATGGTGGAGCGGAAGAGGCCCTCGCCGATCTCAAGCATCTTGCCCGCAGAGGCCGCCGCATTCATCGCGGCCTGCAGCGCCGGTCCGTCATCGGTAACGCCATCGCCGGTCGCACCGAAATCCCGGGCCGAGAGAACCTCCGCCAGCTTGTCGGAAATGGTCCTCGGAATCGCGCCGCGGAACGGCACGCGCAATGTGCCCTCTTCACGCGCATAGGCCGTCACATTGCCAAGGCTGTCAAAGCCAAGAACCCGATTGGCCCGCCCTGCCCGCTCAGGCAGCACCAGCCCAGTGGGCACCTCGCCCGGATTGGCGCGCAGCGTGCTGTTCAGGTCATCCCGGAAATCCTGCAGCGCGGCTACCTGATGATCGAGATCATCATTCAGCGTATTTGCGCGCAGCACGCCATTGGGCTGGAAATCGCTGGTGCGCGAGATCACGAGGCGCCGGCGCAGCGCCACAACCTGGCCGGCGGCCGGTGCCGTGGCGAAGGCAACGCTGCCACCCTCGGATGATCCCGCCCCGTGGATCGTGAAGCCACTGGTCAGCACCATCCCATCCAGACGAACCTCCAGGTCGGCCATCTTGAAGATGGGAAAGGGGTAGACGAAGACTGTCTGGGTGCCATCTGTCGCGTAATGCACACGCGGCGAGACGTCACCGATGCGGATATGCTCGGCCATTCGGATCTCTCGTGCGGAAGGGGGTGTGAAGAGGCGCCAGCCTCAATCGAGCAAGTTGCGCACCGCGCTGCCGAAGCTGTTTCCAGCGCGAAGCCAGGTGGTCAGGGAGCCATCCGCGTTCAGCAAGCTGCTCCGCCCCGAGGCCATGCGCGCGGCATAGTTCTCATCGCTCTCGGCGGCAGCCTCAGCCGCATCCTGCGCCAGCCCCGCCGTGATGGCGCCCGCGGAACCCTGGTCCGGGCTCACGCCAGACGCCGCCAGGCGAGCGCGTGTGGAAGCCACTGTGCGGTCCAGCCTGTCCTGCCTCGCCCGCTCCTCCGCAGCCTGAGCAGTTGCGAGTTGTTGCTGGCGCGCGTCCAGAGCTTGCTGTTGCTGCTGGGCCTGTGCCTTAGCTGTCGCAGCTTGCTGCTGCCCCTGCCGCACGGTGCCATAAAGCGAAGCGGCGGTGCCGGCGACGGCAGCGATGGGAGCGAGTTGCGCCATCAATCGGTCATCCTGGTTTCTGTGGTCACGGATAGGAGCGTCATCGGCAGCGGAGTGTCGCCTTCGATGCGCCACAGGGGCTGAAGCGTGTCCCGCCGCCAGCCAAGCCCACGCAGGGTCACGTCTCCGGTGAAGCGAGGCGGTCCCGTATCCAGCATCGGCGTATCGAGCCGCCGAAATGGCACCGGCGCAGCCCCACGTCCGAGATCGACGCTCAGCGAGGCCGTCTCCAGAACGCGGAATGTCGCCGCTACCAACCGCAAGGGCCCGGTGCGCGCGCTACCGGCGGAAAGAAGCTGCGGCGGCAGAGGCTCGACCACATGGCTGTAGCCAAGGCCGACCTGAAGGCGCTCCGCCGCCTCATCAAGCGTCACAGTGCCGATGACGACGGGCACCAGGCCGCGCGGTGCCCCGTCTCCGACAACCTGGACAATGGCCCCGGGCAAATGATCCACTCCGCTCCAGCGTGTCTTCGGCACTGTGTCCTGGCCGGAGAGCCCCGCATCGACGCAAAGCGCATCATCAAACCGTTCAAGCCGGAATCCGCCCAACCTCTCGACGACAAGCCAGATCACGCCGTCGATCTCGGCAATCGCCGCGAAACGGCCCTGCGTGTCCTGCCGCGTCCATGCCGTTACCTGTTCGGTGCGGTACAGCGTCAGCGTCGCCAGCCACCCGCCTTCCATAACGACATGTAGCAACCGCCGCGTCTGGTCATAGGCCATGGACACGGGCGTCTGAACCAGATGCCGTGCCACCAGCGCCAGATCATTCGCCTGATAGGCCTGCTGTACATCGGTGTATGCGTATTCATGCACCGCCTGGCCGGAACGCGCGACAAAGATCGTGCTGCCATCGACATCCACCGGCTGCACAATTCGCGTCGTGGCCGAGCCAATCCGCGTCTGGCGGTGAAGCTGAATGGAGGCCGGCGTCATCGGATCGCCGGTCACCATCCACTCAGCGCCGGAGGTGAAGACCTGGAGATGCCGACCCGAGAAGACGGCGCGAATGGCGTTCACCTGATCGGAGAGCAAGCCGAATTCGATCGCCTGATCGTCCAGCCCTTCACCAAGGTCGAAATTGAACAGGTCTCCGGACCGGGAGAGCCATAGCCGATTCGGCAGGTCACGCGATCCACCCACAACCAGCCGGTCCTGATGAAAACACACTGTCACCGGCCAGCCCCGCGCGACGCTGAACGCAGCCTCATCCCAGTCGGCGGTGGCCGCGGCCGCATCCAGCACATCCTCCGTACGCGCCGAGACGGAGGTTTCGGAGTTAAAGCTCGTGACAACGACCTTCCGCGTACCAATCCGCAGCCGCGCGCCAATATGGCCAGGCCGAAACACAGGCGCGCTGGCCGTCAAGGTCACAGAGCCGCTTGTACCACTCGCTTCGAGCGCAACGCCCCCAGGTGCGAATCTGTGAAAAGGCTCGGCACTAAACCCCCATTCACCGATCGACCAGTCGGTATGGCTGCTGCGCGTAACACGCTGTGGCCGCATGTCCGGATGCACCAGCAGCAGCGTATCCGCACTTTGCGTGTATGCGATGTTGCCCAGCATCGCGGCTGTCCACGGTGCCGGTAGCTGGGCCACCAGAGCCTCGCCCATGAACACCTGTAGCAGGTGGTGGCTCAGTGACAGCAGATAGGTCTGCTGGGTATTGAACTCAAAGGCGACGAGTTTGGCCTCGCCCGGCAGCATCGCTACATGACGAAGCCCCGGCCGGCGCGTCACGCCGCCCGTCGGCTGAATGAACACATTCCGCAACCGCCGCGCGCCATTCTCGAAGGCACGCAGATCGGCCCGGCCCAGAAGCTCGTCGCCGAGTTCTCCTGCGGTGAAGCTGGTCTTGACGCTACGGCCCATTGCCATGGTTCACCCCCGCGCCATGATCAGCGGAAAATCCTCGACCGCCTTTGCCGTATCCTGCTGGCTGTCGGTCCGGCGTGCGTTGCGGAACTCCGCTTCTGCCAGGCGGTGCAACATCTCGGCACGGGAGGTACTTTCCGTAAGCGGAATGCAGAACTCCGCGGCCAGCCTTGTCACCAGTGCGGAAGCAAAGAAGGGAGGAAATTCGCTCTCCTGCGGCCTGAACACATAAGTCAGCGTTACCTGCGGCGCATTCGCATGCAGCCGTTGCTCATGCAGCCGGTACAGCAAGCCGCGCCCCGACCCGCCACTTCCGGCGGAAAGCACACGCAGGAAGTCCGCCGGAAGCTGGTACGCATAGGCATAATCGGCATGCGGGGCTGCTGCCAGCCGCGGCAGATCCATCTGTCCGAGGGCGAAGCTCCAAGGATGCGAGGACAGCATCGCATCCCGCACGGAGGGATACAGATTGGCCGCCACCTCCGCCTCGGCGGTGCCTTCCTCAAAGGAAGCGACAGGCTGCGCACCGATCTTCAACAGGGCGCGCGAGCAAAGGACGAGGGCGGAGAGCGCCATCCGATAATCTCCTGTGCGGCAAATGGGAATGAGGAAGCGGCCGGCGGTATCCCACCGGCCGCCTCGCTGTTACGCCTCGAAGGCGCGCATCCGCACGACACCGGTCTCGTCCACGAGAACGGCGCCCTGGCTCATCATATTGTTGACGAAGTAAGCCGCCCGGTCACCGTGCCAGGTGATATCCGTGGAGACTTCCTGCGCCACCGCATGGCCAATGGCGGTCTTATGATAGAAGTAGCAGAAGCGCAGATTGCCGCTCTTGGTCAGGCCGGAATGCGGCATCCAGGTGGCCCCCAGCCAGCGCTTGGCCTGGGTGCCCTTCCACGGCAGCTCGTCGTCACCCACATACTGGGTGTTGGCGAATTCCTCGATCTGCAGCAGCTCGCTCCACTGCTTCCAACCAACGATGGCAAAACGGTTGCCATCATCCGCAACATCCGCGGCCCCTAGCATTTCGAAGGCCATCAGAACCTTGGCCTTGGTCAGCCCATCCGTGTCGGTCGTACCGGCAGCGGTACCCACCGCCTCACGGGTGCCCGCGTCCAGGGCAGCAATAATCAGCTCATCCGTCTTGCGGCCCAGCGCATAGGCGCCGGCATTCGCAACCACCGCCCGCTCATCGATATTCGTCTTCAGCTCGTCCAGGCGGTCGATCCACTCACCGGCATAGTAGTCCTGCAGGAAGCATTCGACATTGGAATGCTCCAGGTTCATCACCGGCACCGTGCCGTTGCGGGCCTTGGCCGCCGCCGTACCGCGGCCCACAATCGGAAACACGGTGGAGGCGCCGCGCACGCCGGCCTTGCTGCGCACGGTCGGGCGCAGCTTGCTGCCCTGGCGCTGATAGGCCTCATGAACCTCGGACTCGAACTGCTTCGCGAAAACCTGGTCAATGGTGGCAGACATGCGTTTGTCCTTGCGATAGGAAGGATTTGTGGGAACTGCGCGCACTCCACGGTTGGGCCCTCAGGCGCCATGGGGTGCGCGCGCGCCAACGCGCCCGGCGAAGCGGGTTAGGCGTGGCGGAAATGGAGAAAGTGGAGAGGCCCCGGCGTCAGCCGTTGCCAAACAGGCGCTTGAAGCCGTCGCTCACGCGTTTGACGTATTCCGGCTCCCGGGTGCGCCAGTACCGCGGGTCGCGCATCATCTTGCGCAGCGCCTTCTCGTCCAGCCCTTCGGCCGGCTCCGCCTCGCGCGCCAGGCTCGGCTCACCCTTGGCCATCATGGCATGCAGCGCCATCACGCCCTCGGCGGTGGTCGATAGCGCGGTAAACACCTGCGGTGGCAAATTCGCCTTGCCCCAGGCCGCAATCTGCGGAGCCAGACGACGGAACTGCGCTTCACCGCCCAGCGACTCAGCCAACTTCGCCGCCTGCTTCTGCGCCTCGTAATCAGCCGCCGCCTCGGCGATCAATGGCAGAAGCCGTTCCGCTGCGAGGTCATAAACCAGCTGAACCTGCGCGCAGGTGAAGCCGGCCTCATGCAGCCGCTTGTTCACCTCGGCATCCGGCCCGCACATCTCGTGCTTGGCCTGCACGGCGTATTCCTCGGGCGAGTCGGGCACGCCGATCGCACGGCGGAAGCGCTGCTTCTCTTCATCCGGCGCATCGGGGCCAGGCGGGGCCATGCGCTGGGAAAGCCGCCTCTCCAGCTCCTTATAGGATTTCAGAAGGGCCTCGACGCGCAGCGCCTTCGTCTCGGTGTCCCAGAACTTCTCCGGCACATCCTCCGGCCGGATGGCGGCATCGCCGCCACGCGCTTCCATCGCGGCGTCGAGCAGATTTTCGGACATGCGCTTCGTCACTCCTCGGTGGCGGTGGAATTCAAAACCCCGGCCGGCGCAGCCAGCGCGCGGGCCAGGTGTCGGGTTGCCGCGGCAACGTCGATCTGCGCGGTGGCCTCAGCCCCCAGCGCCGACACTGCCTGCAGGAACAACAGGGTATTCGCAGCATCCGCACGTCCCTGGACGCGCGCCAGCGGCGATTGATAGGTCAGCCGCACCTCGCGGCCATCCAGCAGCACCGGCGGCACTTCGCCGCGGCGGCGCAGGATCGAAAGGCAGCGCGCAATCAGCGGTGTCAGCAGTTCCGCCTGCAACCGGCCATAGGTCGCACCCAGCAACCGCGCCGTTTGCGCACTGCGCTCCAGCACCTCTGTCGCCGTCATGCGCGCGTCCTGCGGTGCATTGAGCCTGTCCGCCAGCAATGCGCTCCGAATGCGCTTGCGCAAATCATCCAGCACCAGCTGCGAGACATCGAAATTGCCCGGTGCCGCCAGCGGAGTCAGCCCGGCGGAACCCGGTGCCTTTGGAATGATGGCCCCCGGCGTCAGCCTCACTGTGGCCGGGTTCAGCACACCGTCATCCTCGGCCTGCCAGATGCCCGTCGCGGCGATGGAGGCGTTCTTCAACACCAGCTCCACCACCTTGTTGGCGGTGCGGATGTCAGGCAGCGTCTTCATCACCGGCCCGCGCCCGTAAGTCTCGCCGGGCGCCTTCAGCCAACGGAAGGCGATGAACGGGCTGTCCAGAAAGCGCCCGGATGCCAGCGGCACCGCACGCCCGTCGTGGTCAAGCACCGCCAGGAAGTTGCAGCCGCCATGGCCATCGGGCCACACAGCCTCAACCACGCGCAGGCGTGCCGGCGCTCCCTCCTCCTGCGGTTCGATACCCTCCGGCATCACCGCTCCAGGGTACCGGCGCATGATTCCCGGAACATCCAGCACAGTGGCTCGGTAAATCGTGTCCAGCCTGCCGCTCGCGCCTTCCTCCAGCACCGCCTGAGTCAGCGGCACCGCGGTGAAGCGAAGCGCGCTGTTCTCGCCAGGCGGCGCTTCTTCCACCAGCAGCACGCCGGTTCCCGCCACGACGAGATCCAGAAACGCCTGATGCATTTCCAGCGCGAAGTTGGAGCGGTCCAGATGCCCTTGCAGCACCTCCGCCGCATCTTCCAACACAGCCGCGGCAGCAGCGGCCTCCGGTCCCTGCTCCAGAGCCCGGCTCGGCGCCAGGCCGAACCAGCGGGACCAGGGTGGCGTCAGCTCGGCCAACAGGCTGGCGGAAAGCTGTTCCGCCGCATCCGCCGCCGTCGCGTCATACAACATCGGCCCGCCCGTGCCGGGCGTCGTCGCCAGCACGTGGTCGTAGCATTCGCGCCAGACGCTTTCCCAAGGCCGCCGTCGGTCCAGCGCTGCCGCCTGCCGGGACAGCACGATCTCCGGCGTCATCTCCTGCACCGCCATCGCTTATTCTCCCAGCAGCGTCTTGCGCCCGGCTGCCAGCCGAGGCGCCGCCTCGAGCACGCCGCGCTCAGAGGTCGCGATGGTCCCGACCAAGCCACGGCGAGCGCGGTCCTGGTTCTCCAGACGTGCCGTCTGCCCAGCCGCCGCGACGGTGGCGGGCGTGGCCACCGGCGCGGGAGGCGGCTCCGCTGCGGTCACGACCGTCGGCTTCGGGGCTTTGAACATCCCACCCATGCGCGTGCGGGCTCCTCTGAACTATCGGCGCTGAAAGGCCCGATCCGGCGTCCGAAAAAGCCACGGGCCCGGCCGAGGGTTCTCGGCGCGGGCCCGTGCAAGTCGAGGGGATCGGGAGGAAGGCCAACGGGCGCAACTCACCCGTTGACGAGACTTGATCTATAGGAACAAATTCCTTTTGTCAATACTTTTCTTCCCATCGTTCAGCTTTTTCTCCAGCGCCCGGAACAGGCCCCGCGGCGTCACGGCAAACGGAGCGCCCCGCCCCAGCAGCGCGCGGCAGACCGCCACACAGGAATAGGGAGAGAGCTGTGGCAGCGGGCCGCAATGCGGCACCCCAGGCTCGAACGGCCCCAGCACTGTCAGGCCGGCACGCCGATAGAAACCCGGCAGGTCGAACCCCGGCACGAGCACCGGCCGGGCCACCAGCAAGCGGCCGGAGAGCGGCTCCACCACCGTCCAGCCCTGCGCGTCTTCCACCGCCGCGAAGCAATGGCGGAACCCTGGCCGCAACAACCGCAGCCAGGCGCGGTCCGCACGTCCTCCGAAGCCAATCCACACCCGCTGCGCCCCCTCCGCCAGCGCATGGCGACGAGAGAGCCGAAGCGAGGGCGCCGCCCCCCCTTCCAGGGAGGCGGCGCCATCACGCCGCAGCCTGTGCCGTGGGCGGGGCCGCGCGCCCGGCGCGGCCTCCTCGCCCCCCCGGCGCGCCAGACGCAGGGAGGGCCTCACTCGGCACCTCCCGCAGGCCAACGCGCGGCCAGTTCCACCACCTCCGCCATACCGCCCATCCGCGGCTCCCCGGCCACGATGCCCTTCATCCGCAGCGGCCATTCCAGGCGCTGCATCGCCTCGTTCCAGATGCGCCAGTCATTGCGCTCGCGCAGATGACGCGGGTCGGGTGCTGTCCCCCGCTCACCCCAGAGCCGCATGATGCGGGCATGCACCAGATCGATGCGGCGCTGCCGGTACAGCCGGTCCAGGCACTTCACGACATCATCCGGCTCGCATGGCCGCACCTTGCTGCCAGCGCCTGCGACGATACGGGCGCCGTCACGGCGCGCAACGAGGGCGGACATGGTCCAGATCCATGCCTCTTCAGCGGAATGAAATGGCTCGGCCTTGGCCATGGAAGAGAGAACCGGGACGCTGTTGGTACGGAGGGCGGCAGGCAT